CGTAGCAATGCTATGGGACGAATCAGCAGATGAGTTCGTAGCAATTACTACAACTGATACTGGTACTACAGCAGGTAACGTTTCAATCGCTGGTTATGCCGACTTTAAGGCAAAAGATGTTCAGGCAGGTGGTGCATTAACAGCAGGCGGTGCTACAACTCTTAGTGGTACTCTTACCATATCGGGTGGCGGTACAGTTGCTCTAGGTGCAAGTGCCTTAACAGGTTCTGGTGCTTGGACACATACTGGTACACTTACAGCAGGTACAGTAGACATTAACGGTGGTGCAATTGATGGAACAGCAATTGGTGCTAACTCAGTATCAACTGGTGCGTTCTCAACATTGAGTGCAACTGGTACATCGACACTAACAACTGTTGATATCAATGCAGGTGCTATTGATGGAACAGTAATTGGTGCCGCTTCAGCAGCCGCAGGTACATTTGCGGCGTTGACAGCAACTGGCACATCAACACTTTCAACTGTTGATATTAACGCTGGTGCTATCGACGGCACAGTAATTGGTGCCGCTTCGGCGGCCGCTGCCAACTTTACAACAATTGGTGCATCTGGTGCAATTACTGGTGCTTTAACTGGTAACGTAACTGGTAACGTAACATCATCAGGTACTTCAACTTTCACAACCGTAGATATTAACGGTGGCGCAATCGACGGCACAATAATTGGTGCTAACTCGGTAGCCGCTGGTAACTTCTCAACATTGGGTGCAACTGGTACATTAACTGGTGTTGCCGCTGATTTTAGTGGCGCAGTAGGTATCAATGGTAACTTTGATATTAATACCAACAAGTTTACAGTAAATGCAACTAGTGGTAATACAACTGTTGCTGGTACACTTGGCGTAACTGGTGTTCTTACAGCATCAGCAGGCCTAGTTGGTAATGTAACTGGTAACGTTGGTGGTAATGTAACATCGACTGGTACTTCAACATTCACAACCGTAGATATTAACGGTGGTGCTATTGATGGTACAGCAATTGGTGCTAATTCAGCATCAACTGGTGCGTTCTCAACATTAAGTGCAACTGGTACAACAACTGGTGTTGCCGCTAACTATAGTGGTGCAGTAGGCGTTGATGGTAACTTTGATGTTGCAACTAATAAGTTTACAGTAGCCGCGGCATCTGGTAATACAACAGTTGCTGGTACACTTGGCGTAACTGGTGTAATTACTGGTGCTTTAACTGGTAACGTAACTGGTAACGTAGTTGGTAACTTAACCGGTGACAGTGCTGGTACACATACTGGTGCAGTAACTGGTAACGTAACATCATCTGGTACTTCAACATTTACAACTGTTGACATTAATGGCGGTGCTATTGATGGTACAATTATTGGTGCAGCCTCTGCGGCCGCAGCCGATTTTACAACAGTGGATACAACTGGTAATGTCGTAATTGGCGGCACTCTAGCAGTAACTGGTAACACAACATTAACAGGCAACCTAACTATAAACGGTACAACAACAGACGTTTCAACTGTTAATACAGTAATTGAAGACGCGGTTATTATGATTAACAATGGCGAATCTGGCGCAAGCGTTACAGGCGTTTTTGCTGGTCTGTCAGTTGACCGTGGTTCATCTGCTAATGCTCATATGGTATTTGATGATGGACAAGATCGTTGGGAATTCCTAACAGGCCACGACACAATTGCTTCAGCCACACTTGGCAACGTAGCATTTGGTACAGTCGGTGCAGGTACATGGCAAGGTACAGCAATTGCTGACACATATGTTGCTAACGATCTAACAATCTCAGGTGGTACTGTAAATAACTCCGTAATTGGTGGCTCAACAGCCGCCGCTGGTACATTTACAACACTTATCGCCGCAACACTTGGTGGTGCTCTAGACGCTGGTAACCAAAATATTACCAACGTTGATATTGATAGCGGTGCTATCGATGGTACAGTAATTGGTGCCGCTTCGGCAGCAGCAATTACAGGCACAACCATTACAGGTACCTCATTAGTAGGTACACTCGCAACAGCATCTCAAACTAATGTTACCGGTCTCGGTACAATTGGTACAGGTGTATGGCAGGGTACACGAGTAGCCGCAGGCTATGGTGGTACTGGTATTGATACTTCGAGTTCAACTGGCGCAGTTCGCGTAGACAGTGGTACTTGGTCTGTAGGTGATGTAAGCCTAACAGCAGACGTATCTGGTACACTTCCAGTTGCAAATGGTGGTACTGGTATTACATCAGGAACAACAAATAAGTTCTTGAAGTTTACAGGTTCTACAACAATCGGTGCAGGCTATGTAGAAGACCTATATGCTAACGATGTTAAAGTGTTTAGTGCAAGTGGTGCAACTACCTCAGGCGGAGGCGAAGGTGTAAAACTAACCAATGCTTCAGGTAAGGCATACTTCCGTGCAGTGAATACAGCAGGCTCAGGCGACGTTGATTTATATCTCGGCGCTCAAGACTCTGGTGACGTTGTTATCGAAGGTACAGGTCAAGGCGTAGTTAAAGGCGATAACGATCTCGACTTAACAGTACGAGGTGGTGACGCCGCATCTGCCGACGCTGGTGATTTAATTCTCTCCGGTGGTAACGGCACAGGCGCAAACGCTTCTGGTAACGTATACATCCAGGGTGGTTTGGGTGGTTCTGCTAACGGTAATGTACAAATCCGTGATGCAAATGGCTTAGAAGTATTGAAATTTGGTGAAACAGCATCTGCTGTTAACGAAATGACAATTGCTAACGCGGCCACATCAGGTACACCAACCTTAAGCACAACAGGCGGTGACACAAACATTACATTGCTCATCAGTCCTAAGGGTTCTGGCGTTGTTAACGTTCCAGCATCTTATAAAGACAGAGCAGGTTTTGGTACAAACTCACTCGCAACAAAAGAATATGTTGATGGAGTTACATCAACAGAAACTTTTGCTAGACGTGCGTCGTTCACAGCCAATAGTTCAGCAAATGATTTTGCTGTTGGTACTATTAACTCAGGTACAACAAACTATATTAATCGAGTAACAGTAGCCGTTACAACTGCTTTAAGCGGTGGTAGCGTATCTGGCGTTCGACTACATGATGGTACAGCGTACTTGACCGCTCTAGATGATTGTGATACATCAGAAACAGGAACTTATGTTATTGATCTTCCAACATCAACAGCAACAGCCGCAAGTGCGGTACTTACAGCAAAAATTGTTCGGGCCAACGGCACAACTGCCGCGGTTCCAACAGCAGGCGTTGTAGTAATAACAGCACAGTGGGTGAAAGTATAAGCGTTAATTCGCTAGTAGCGGATTAACTGCTACGAATTTAAGGAGCCTCGGGGGAAACCCCGGGGTTTTCTTTTAATTCTCTTTGAAGAATAGAGGTAAGTTTGTTAACATTATTTTTATTATGAAGGATAAGTTTAGTTCCAGCATGTAATGGTTTCGGCCATGCCCCGATTTTAACCCAAGCATAACCATCATTTTCATCATTTAAGATAGGATGGAATTCACTATTAATTATACTAACAAAACTTGCATATTTAAATGCTTCGTCATTGCTAACAAAATTATCTAAAGGATATGTTTTAAGAATTTTTGGAACAAAAATAAGTTCTTCTTTAATTTCTCGTTTTAGTGCTACACCAAATGATTCGCCTGGTTCAACCTTACCACCAAAAAAACTCCATGTTAAAGGATGTGTACCTTCTGCACTTCGAAGTCCTAACATTACACGTTTTGTTTTTAAACTTAAAAATATAGTACCTACGGCTTCAATCACTACTATGAACCTTTGTTTTAAATGAACACTTGTTACAAGTATATATGCATTCTGTTGTTTCGTATAAAATTGTACCGTGATGGCATTGTGGACACTGAATCAATGTCCGCCGCAATTCATTTAATTTACAATTCTCCAGAAACCTGGATAATATCTTCCTTGGTAAGAATTTGCCCATTCCGTACCATCCCATTTAAACTGCTCATTAGTAAAATTATTTTGAATATAAGTCGGACCTGCTGATTCTGATGAATCAAAATGTACTACCCATGCACTACCGTTGTATTGTATTAAATCGTTTTTGCTTGCTTGTAAATTTGCCCATGCATTAGTAACATCTGCGGCATCGGCCCCACCAATATCATCTAAAATTAGATATCGTTGATTAACATCGGCCACTGGTAATGTACCGTCACCTGGATAATTGTTATGTGGATCAATTACTGCATTTACAGTAAGGTCTGTTCCTGGTAATGTATCTGTGTCAACTGTAAAATCAACAACATTTGTTGTTCCGGTTGTAGTAATAGTTCCAACAATATCATTGGGATTTGTTTGTAATTCTGGATCTATATTAAGTCGTAATCTAACTTGCGTTACACCATTTGTTAAACCACCATATGGAAGTAAATATTTTGCCCAATTAAATGTGCTACCTTTGCTGTCAGCATTAACTCCGGCATGGTTTAATAATTGTATTTGAGGAGGCGAACCTGATACTACTTTAATTGAAGTATCCTCTGGTGTAATAATTTGTCTATTTAAGTAAGTTGCATCTCCAAAAAAATCAAATGCTTCAGAATCATAATTAGGATCTAAATCTTGTGTTCGAGCAGTAACTTGATGAATTAGTTTTTGTTGTGTTATTTTTACAGGCGGACTAAGCCATATTGGCATTGTAAATGTTAATGATCCAACATCAATTTGTGAATCAATCCCTTGTGGAACACCTCTAGCAGACCAACTAATATCAGTTAATTCAACAACTGTTAACGATGTCCAGTCTAATATGTTTGTATTTGCTTGTAATTCAATTGCAGGATTGAACAATACTAATATTTGTTCCATTAATTGTAATTTTTGATCAGTATTACTAGTCCATATATCGACTTGCATTGTCATTGTATATGGTGTTGGCATTATACGTTCAACTGTATACATGTTACCAATATCGCTAGTATATTTTCCTGTTTCTTGATCAAATTTTCGTTCTGTCACATGCTTTTGATCTGTATAAAATGGATCAAGTGTTCGTGATCGATCTGGTTGTAATGTTAATATATGAGATGTAATAAATGGACAAGAATTAACAACGTTCTCACTATTATTTCTTAATATATGTCCAACCATTCTTTGCATATCGGCATATCTGCAAGGCACTTTTATAAATTTTTCTATGTTATCTTTGCCCTTACCAGTTTTAATTAATAACCCACCAAATAATCGCATAAATTGCAGAAGGTATCTGCGAAATTGCTCATCATAAAAGTATCCTGCTTCGTTATATCTAGTTGCCATTTTATAAATCCGACTTTGGTTTTACTGCTTTACTTATACCTTGTTTTGAAGGAATAGAGGCACCAGTGTTGCCATCGACTATTAATGTAGTGTTTTGTGTAAATTTATGTAGAATTGCATTACCAGCCGCCCATATACCGCGCTGATCATCTTCTACTTTAAGCCAATGATCGGCCGATTTTTTAAATAATCGATGCGGAGTATAATCTGTACGAAGGTAGTATGCACCCTCGACGGCATTTACTGGAAATGTTGCACCACTGCCAACAACAGATGCGCCATTATCGGGCACTGCATCGTCGAGAAATACACCTTTCTTTTTATCAGTTTCATTAAAGTATAAATGAGCAGTATCAAATCCGTGTTTTGGAACTTCATTCGCTGCTTGCTCAAGTATTGCTTCACTGATATCAATTTCAGCGTCATATGTGCTGAGTATATGTTTTAGGTCATCAGCATTATCGCCATCGCCGAGAATATCTCTATATTCAACTGTATCTTGTAATGCTTGGCATTTAACACGTATTAAATGAGGCCACCAATTTGCATCAAAGCCGCCTGCTTCTCTTACAACATCTTCGACAACATAAAATTTACGTATAGGCCCTGCTGAATTATCAAGTCCTGTATCATCAGATAAATGAGGTAATTCTAAAACGTCACCGCTCATTATTTTACGCCCTAATATAGTCATATGATCATTTAAATGAAATGTCATATAAATGTTATCAGCAGATAGAAACATACCAAATTGTGTTAAATCGAAATCATTGTCTTGTGGTTGATATACGCCTCGCATATCATACACAGTCTCGTCATATTTACGATCTCTGTTTTCTAAGAATAATAAATCTTGTATTTTTGTTTCTGCAACAATATTTTTAGGATCTGTTGATTTCTTTGCCGCATAATTAGGTTGTGTTGCATCTGCTTTATCTACAGTTCCGTCCGGGTTAATTGTTTCACCCTGGTCATAGACACCTATATATTTGTGTATAAAAACACCAGTACCGCCAGCATAAATATGTTCGCCGACTAACCGATCTACAAATTTGTAGTCATTACCCTTTTTAGGCCTCCAAAGTGATAATCGTGGCATATATGTAACCTCTTTATTGTATTTACCGTTTTCTAATGGTTGACAAATTCATAAATGTAGTTTATCATATATAAGTACATAAAATCT